TCACCAGACGGTACAAAACGCAGTGGCAAAGCTTCAGAACCTATCCAGCGAAATGGAGAGACTGAAAGAAGAAGTATTCACCGAGTTTGCCACCCTTATCAAGACAAAGAACGAGCTGTTCAAGACGAAATCCGACCGTCAGAGCGACACATTCACCACAGCCGATGGGACAATGTCCATCACGCTTGGGAACCGCGTAAACGAGGGCTGGGACGACACCGTAGAAGCTGGCATCGAAAAGGTGAAGGCGTACCTGAAGACGCTGGCCAAAGACGAAAACAGCGCAGAACTTGTGCAGGTAGTCATGGGCCTTCTGGCCAAAGACCGCAAAGGAGCCTTAAAAGCAAACAAGGTGCTCGAATTGGAGAAGCTGGCAGCCACCAGCCGCGATGCAGAGTTCATCGACGGTATCAACATCATCAAGGCTGCATATCGCCCCGTACCTACCTGCCAGTTCATTCAGGTTACGCTGAAGGATGAAGAAGGAAAAGAACGTAAGTTACCGTTGTCTTTATCGGCCATGTGATGAAGAAAATGAAATTAAAATGGTATGCAATATGGATTCCATATTGCATACTGGTTACTCCGTTAGTTTTTATACTTCTTCCTATTCAATATATGAATGAATTAGCTTCTATTATATTGAAATACATTGAGAAATTTAAGTGGTACATAGTTGGGAAATATAAACCTTAGCAAGATGAAAATAGAGAAATATGTGATTAAAACCGGAGCGGGAGATTATCTAAAGAAAAGGTATCCCAAACTTTCAAATTTAGCTTATAGATTAAGTTTTGTTGTAGACTTAAAATTAGCAAGAAAATTTAACAGCATAAAAGAAGCAGATGAAGTTAGAAAAACTTGTCCTTTTTTAGAAAAATGTAAAGTTGTGAAAATAGAAGAAGATGATTAACGACATGAAACCAGGGGAAGTCCGTCTGTTAGCAGACGGAACCCCGATAAAATTCCAGGAAGTAGCCAATATTACCAGCTTGGACAATCCGTGTCAGTATTGCGTGTTCGAGAATGAACGCTGTCAGGAACGTGCGATATTGCTTGGAGGATGCGACCCCATGACACGCGACGACGGAAAGTTTGGCATCTTCATTCACGCTGGAACAAATGCCTGACCTGTTCAAACCTCGCAGAGTGGCGGTGAAGATTCACTACAGCGCAATAAGCCAGTTTATGTATGTGTGGGTGAAGTGGAACCGCCCCTGCGACTTATCAGTACAGCGTTCAACTAAATCTCCTGAATTGCTTGGTATATGTTTCGATGTGAAGAATAACGATACGCTCGACATGATGGAAGATTTAAAACGAAGTTTAAAAACTGAAATTATAGACCTTTAGCAACAACCATCCCGGTGCGGCCTGACCACCTATCCGGGAACAAAATTCGGGATATTCCGAAAAAAATCGGGCAAGCGTGCTTGGATAATAAAAAAGAATTTGCATATTTGCGGTGCTCAAAGATTTAAATATATACCAAAGGACAGCGAGTTCTGTCCGATTGCACCGCATCCGGGCATTTTTTATGCCTGTATGCAAACCGTCTATAATACGGCGGCATCTGCACCCGTGCATACGTTGTAATGGCGTAGGCGAGTCCTTTGGTATAGGTCTTTGAGCGACGGGTTAAGCGGATGCCGTTCTTTTTTATCATCCGCACAAATGCTCATTAAATTTATACCATTATGAACGAACAAAACGCAATGCAGGATGCGCACCTGCAACTGTCGAAGTCCTCAACCGAGGAACAACTGAAACAATACTTCATGGGTATTGTAGAGTTAAACAAGTCAAGTGAAGAATTTCCTATCAACCTTGATGACATCTGGCCGATTGGTTACACACGTAAAAATGATGCAGTAAGAACATTAAGAAATGAGTTCTTAGAAGGAGAAGACTTTATAGTTAGGGATGCTTCGCAACTATCTGATTTTCAAAGATTGCGCAAAAATGCGCAGCAAAACAAACAGGAGCAAGATTTTTGCTCCGCAGAATTGAGGAGCAAAAAAGTTGGAGGAGATTTCAGAAGTAAAAACTACTTTCTTTCCGTCTCATGTGCGGAATACTTAATCGTCCGAAAGTGCCGTCCGGTTTTTGAAGTTTACCGCCGCGTATTCCACAAGGTAGTAAACGGTGGAGTCAATCTGTTGGGAATGGGAAAATACTACACCATACACGAATACTGCCAGATGTTCGGCAAGTCAAACAACAGCTTCTACGGACTCATTGCCAGCTACCGCGACGAATTTGCCATGATAGGAAGCATGTGGTACATATCGAAGTCACTTTGCAAAATGCTGGAAATGCGAAACAATGCAGAACGCATCCGCCTTTCCATCCGTGAGAAAACCGTAAAACGTCAACTGGAACTTGAATTCAAGGATTAGCCATGAAACGCATCGTATTTACCAAAGAAGAAACCGAAGAAGACTACCGCCTGACGGTCGATGCGTTGGAATCCGTACTTTTTGCCGCCTGTATGTTTCACCTTCAGGAAACACAGCACGGAATCCTGCCCGTTCCGAAAGAGCTGGAAGATATAGACTACGTAAAATGTCTGGTAGCTGAAATGAAATCGAAGCTAAACCCGTAACCGCACAAAAAATCCCCGACACCGCAACCGGATGCCGGGGATTTTCATTTTTAATTATTAATGAATCAGGGTTCTCCCAGGTAATGACATATCGCCTCGTGTTGCAAAGGCGTAAGCGTGCGCTGTCCTTTCTTGTAGTGAAGTTCCTCCAGTCTTTTTTGTAGTTCCTCGTTCAGAACAATCCAGCGGCGTAGCTGGGTAACGGCACTGCGGGCAGAAGAACGCGGGAAGTATCGCAGTGCAAGGTCTGTCAAATAAATAGCGTGCATGTTGTATGTGTTTTCGTAAAGATAATAAAAATAATTAGGAATAAATTACCCCGTAGTAAACGCATTGTTACTACGGGGTAATTAATCAGTTACTAAGTAGTAATGATGGGTTTACTACGTAGTAGTTAAGGAAGCGGTTCTTCTTTGTCTTCCTGCAAGCTTTTCACCTTGTGGAAGCTCAGATTTGCGATGTTAAGCTGACCTTTCAGCCCGATGCCCGGTCGGAACTGGAGAGTCACCTTTTTAATCATCGACGGGCTGAAGGTGTCTTCCGTGGCGGTTCCTGTGCTGCGAAGCTGAGCCTGAAAGCTTCCCAGGTTCTCCAGCTTCACGATTTGTCCGGCTGCGATGTGCAGGTTAATACGCTTCACCAGTGCACGGATTACGTTCAGTACGTCACCGTCGGTCAGTGTGGTGGCATACGCTATCTCTTCCGACAATTCGTTGATACCAACTGAGCCGGAAGCCTGTGCCTTGGCATAATACTTGTACTCTCCGCTTTCACGGTCCTGCGGATTGAGCATCTTTGCTACGCTGTAGTTAATTGCCATAATCTTTTGTGTTTAAGTGTGAATAATGTAGTTGACTTGTCATGACTCTGCAAAAGTAGGCACGCGCTGGCATAAAGAGTTGACAATTTGGTATATTAAAGCGAATTACGTATTTTTGTAGAAACAAAAATGCAGCAGCCAACTTGCATCAACTCTTAATCCGTAGCATTATGGGAAGAAATAGTCATTTAATAGAAGAACGTAACCGGCAGATAGCACACAGTTACTTTGAACTGGAACCGGTTCTGCGTAATTATTCCGACGTCGTAAAAGCCTTGTCGAAAGCTTTTTTCTTATCAGAATACCGCATTCAGGCCATTATCCGTGAGATGGTGAAGAACGACCAGTTCAAGCCGTCGGGAGAGGCAAAAAAACATGTGCGGAAAAAGATTTCCGCACAACACATTCAGCTGAGCCTTCAGCTATCGTTTTAACACAGGGGTAATGCTTATCTTCACATCGGACACTTTCTGTTCGTCTCGTGTAAAGTATTCCGTTACTTTCACCGTGTAGGTAGACTCGTACACCTTTATGCCATGGTTGGCCGTATAGAATCGGCTGTTTGTGCGGATAAGCGTACTTCCTTCTATTTCGTGCCCCTGCACCAGCAGATGCAGTCTGCGCCGTATGTCATCCCTTTCCTTAATCTTTTCCACCGTTCCGCTACGGTAGTGCGTGTCGTCGTAGCAGTCGATAATAAGTCGCACGCGCACCGTGCACACGCCTTCCTGGCTCAACCCTAACACATTGCTCCAGCTTGTTTCCGAAGCGTCTATCAGCACAGCCGGAAAGGTGAGCGGATAGCTTTCGCGGGTGGTTTCATCAATCATTTCCAACTGTCCGTAGTCTTCGTCCACGGTCTTCATATCGGGCATCTGTTCGCCGATGTAGTTAACGAGATTCTCTAAAATATGTTCCATAATTCTTTACAAATAGTTGCAATTCTCTTTCGATTATCTTGCGAATTTCTTTTGACATATTTGCGTCGGGTCCGAAGAAGTGGCGGCGCGGCATACGTATAAGCGAGCCTTCACGTTTCAGGGCCATGTTTCGCCAGAACATGGCTTCGCGTGTCAGCGCTTCGTTTCCTTTGGTCTTTCTCAGTCCGCCGCGCTTTTTTGTCAGACGTGCGCCTTTGGCTGCGGCGTAACGGTACCAGAAGTACCGCTTCATCTTGGCCGTTACCTTTATGCTTCCTCCTTCGTTGTGAATCTGTGCGTAGTCCACCTGGTTACGTATGTACACCTTTCCTGGTTCAGGCTTGAAGTAGGTGGCATCACGCAGATGGTTGGTTCCGGAAAGGAGCGTCTTGTAGCTGGCCTGCGCTCCTTTGAAGCTCAGTTTGCGTCGGTAGGGTTCCTGCCATGCCCTGCCGTTGAAAGCGCTGTCAGAAAAGCGTTTCTTCGTCAGCGATACGGCTTTTGTTCCTACCTTGACGGGAAGTGTGCGGGTGTAGAGCGTGTTCAGACGCCTTACAGCGTTTTCTACTTGCTTTTGAATGTCGGGTGAACTCATCTTTCCATTTTTTTAAATAACTCTAATAGATTATTTGGAATATCCTTTTTACCTCTCATTCGATACTCTGCATACCATTCAGCAAAATTTTCAGTAGAAGCAGTTGCTCCATATTGGGATGCTTCAATATCAAAGTTCTTAAAAGAAGGGTCACCTAATCTGTGATAAACATAGTGTCCAAATTCATGATGTATTTCACATTTTATCTGGTCATTTATTTCCTTAAACGTTTCAGATCTTGTGTAAGGCAAAGGTTTCTTACCTTTCTTAATATCGCTGTTAATTTTATAAATTTTCGCCTCAATATCACTTATAGAACTTTTTAATCTTTTTTCTTCATCACGCAATATTTTTAATTTACCTTTTTCTTTAATACGTCTTTGTATATCTTTCAGCTGGCTATGCAGACTATCTAAAGTCTTATTAAAACGATTTAATTGTTCTTCAAAAGGTATAGGTTTTTTATATATACTCGTTTCGAAACTGCTAAGATTAATAGCAATTTTTCTTTCTTGATCTGTATAATATCCACCTATATCATGTCTTGTATTAATGCTTCTTAAATTACGTTTTAATTGGAATTCATTAATTTCTACAGGTATATGTTTTGCTTCATCGTATAATGCTTCTAACACAGTGTTAATTTCTTCTATTGTAGCATCTCCTGTATCAAATTTTTTAACTCCATACTTTTTAGACCTCAATACTGCTTCTTCTACACTTTTTACAGGAATATACTTTTCTTGAGTAGAGTTAATCTGTATAATATTAGAACTTGCCTTATCTGCTCCTGGATATGCTTCCTTGATATACGGATGCGAGTCGCTGAACAGCTTTCCGTCGTCTGCGGGGTTGTTATCCAGTCCGGGGACGGAAGGAACGGGCTTGAAGTCGCCTACTGCGCCGGTGGTGGCCGGTTCGTCGGTCGCTTCGAGCGAGCACTTGCAGTTCCATCTATCACCAGGGCGATGGCGCGTCCAGAAGGAATGGTTTACCGGAAGGGTAAGTTTGGCTTCCCAGTATTGCTTGTGCGCTATGTCAGGATCGGGCGAAGTGGTAGGCATCCAACGCAGGTTCGGCAATACGTCCTTGTATTCCTCGAAGTGCTTCCAGTCTGCCGCCTGATGGGCGCGAAGTATGGCGGTGTCATATTCCGTGCGAAGCCATCGCACTACGTAATGATCCGTAATGTTCTGCACATCGTCAATCCACTGCTCAAAGGGTTTCAGCTTTCCGTCCTTGTCGATAAGCTGTGCGGCCAGATCGTTCTGCATGCGGTGGGTGCGGAAAGCAGAGAACACTTCGTTATTGGTTCGAAGCTGTTCAAGGAACAGTTCATCTCCTGTAGGATAGCTGGAAGCAGACAACCCTTCTACGGTGGCCTCATTGAAGAGACGGAGCGTTTCTTCGAACGCATCACGCTGTATGTCGTCGCGCACGTTCATCCCGTCGTAGATGTCGCGCAGCATCTGTGTAAGCGCTTCTTTGCTGAACTCGATACCCTGTTCCAGCTGGTTGTGAAAACCTCCGCACACGCCGCAGCGTTCACCGTAGAGGTTGTCCATTAAAACGGCAAAGCCCCGTCTTTCTTTTTCGGGGCTACTCCGAAAAAATCGCTCAACCAGTTGCGGAAGTCGGTTCGTGCCCGGTAGTACCAGGATTTCGACTCGTTATCCATGTTCATGCGTCGGTCTGATTTTCGTTTCGGCTCCGTGTCCTGCGGCTTTTCCATCTGGTTGGCCATCTCCTGCTGTAGCTTGCGGTTGGCTTCTTCCTGCGCCTTGATTTCGGCTTTCTGCTTTTCGTAGTCTTCCGGTTTGTCAATTAGCAGCACTTCGTAGATGTAATCGTCAGACACGGGCACACCCATGGCTTTCACTTTCTGAATCACGTCTACCTGCTGGTTCGGATTCAGGTTCCTGTTCTTGACGTAGACAAACTCACCGCCTTCCGTGTTTACACCCAGTGCATTGAATATGTCCGTCATATTGTAGTTCAGCACATCCAGGATAAAGTCGCGGTCGTCGGCCTTCAGCATGTCTTCTTCTTCCTGGTGAACGGTACCCAGTGCCTGTGTGCCGGTGTTCTTTGCATCGGTGGTCAGCGTATTACCCAGCACGCGGACCGACATTTCCGTATTGCAGGCATCCTTGAAGCGTTCGTACAGGTCTACCGTACCGCTTTTGTTGGCGCTCTCTATCAGGTTCAGGCTGCTTTCCTTTGGATGGATGTACACGGCGTTGGCTCCCTGACGGCGTGCGTCCTGAATCAGCCGGCTGCGTGCTTCTTCGTCGCCTGCATCGTAGGTGTACTCACGTATGGGCATACCGAATATTTCGCAGAACTGCTTCCAGTTTCCGAAGTTGCTTCGTTTGTATAATACCATCGGAAGAAGTTCGGCCATCATTCCCAGGTCGCGCGGGTTGTCGCCCACAAACAGCATGTTTTCAAAGGCATCTACGGGTATGCCTTCCGTGTCGCTCTGATACTTCAGGATGACACGGCGTACGGGGTCGTAGTGCTTGTAGGGAACATGGTAGTAGTTGATGAATCCGTCATCGCCACGGTAGAACTGGAACAGGCTGTATCCGTAAAACTTTGACAGGAGCACTTCCTTCACAAACTTTCGGAACCAGGGCGAACGGATTTCCTTGTTCACGTTGTCGTCGGGCTTTCCGTTTCGCCGGAACTCGATAGGTATGCGGCTTACACCCACCTTCCGCTTTTCGATGATACCGCCCAGGTGAAGGTCGAGCATGGCCGATTCGTACATGTCATACAAGCGTGTGCGGTTGTAGAAGTCGATGGCTTTGGCTGCGTTGAGCGCACTGATGTAGGACGACATATCGAAGTAGAACAGTTCCGGCATCTGTAGGATGATGTCGGGTTCCACACGGGCGTAGGGTCCGGTGGTATAGGCAGGTGTTATCTGGGTGTATCCGCCTTCTGTGATGCGGCGTTTTTTCTTTGGTCTGGCCATAGTTTAAAAGGGTTTTAAAATTTGATTAAAAGTAAGGATTCCACGGATCGTTGCTGGCTATCTGCCAGGGACTGTTGTCGGTCTGCGTTTCGGAAGGAAGTTCGGGAAGTCCTTCTATGTTGGCTTTAAAGTCATGCACATCGCGAAGGAACTGCATCGCGTCGTCATACCGTTCTTTCCTGATGTCTGACATCTTATAAGGGTTGTGCTGGCAGAATATCTCATACACGGCAATGTCAAGGCAGATTTTCAGGATAAGCACGTTCCGTTCTCCTCCTTGTGCGGAAAAGATGGCATCGCAGTCGTATCGGCTGTTCAGCAGGCTGCGCACGGTGGCGATGGCACGGTTTTCGCAGACTTCAATCACGGCACTGCTTCCGGATTCTTCGCGCAGCAGGCTGTCCAGAATGTCACGGTGTATCGTGGCATCGTAGTCGGTAAGTTCTATAAAGTTGTTCATATCACCATGAAAAAGGGTTACTATCTTTGAACTCGCTGTAGCCGATGGTCACACCGGGTTCGAGTTCTTTTATTTTCTCATTGATTATGTTGAAGCATCCTTCTATACAGTCGGGTCCGTCTGCAGGATACGGAAGGGAAAGCTCGAAAAGGCTGAACTGTTCGCGCAGTTCCTTCATGTGCGGGTTATCCTTTTCCTCTTCATTGAACACCCACATGCCGTTCCGGTCGATTGGTTCCAGGTTAGCCTCTATACGTGTGGCCTTATCCATTTTGCTGCGTCCGTCTCCCTTGATGTACAGGTTATCCTTCCGTTGCTCGTTCTGATCACGGATAAGGGGTTTGAACACCTGCTCAAAGAAGGGGTCCTGAAGCGTATTGTTTTCCTGGTAACAGTACACGGTGCACTGGCTTCCGATGTACTTTCGGAGCTGGTAGAACCAGTCGATGTACTCCGCATTCGTGACACGGCCTACAAACCCCTTGATGATGTAGAAGGTGCTGCGTATCTTTCCGCACACCCATACGGCTTTAGTGGAGCTGGCTTTGTTCTTGCTGTTGCTGTAGGCAGGGTCGCCGTAGATTACCACAAACTTGAACTTCTTCAGCGGAGGTACTTTCCCGTATGGCAGGTTGTGGAAGATGTTTCCTTCCGTCACGGGGTTGTTCATGTATTCACCCTCGTAGGCCGCCTTGCTGATGCTTTTGCGTATGCGCTCTATAGCTTCCTGTGTGTTCTTTTCGGGCCAGTTGCTTTTTCCGTTCTTATCTACCAGGTTCACTATGTCCCAGTGGTCGGCCATGGCACCGGCTCGTGCCACGCAGGTGTCTTTGGCGATGATGTTTCCGCAGAAGATAACCAGTGTTTTCTCAGACACGGAACGCGTGGGATACAAGGCTTTTTCCCACCACTTCCACTTCTTGTTCAGCGTATCGGGATTACGGCAGTCTACGTCGGTGTCGAAGTCGTCCACCAGCAGCACATCCGGACGCGCCGCACCGTTACGGGTACCACGGGGAGCGTTGCCCGCGCCCACGCCCGTAAACGCACATCCGCACTTGCAGACAAACTCCGTGTCGGTCCACTGGCCTATGACAGGCTGGTCTCCGTAAAAAGCCTTGATGCGTCCGTTAGATTCAAAGTTAGCCCTATACGGACGTAGCAGCTTCTCCGCGCTGGTTTCGGTAGCACTTGCCAGGATGACGTTTTTCTTTCGTCCGGTCAGTGCCAGATACATCACGCAAAACATCACAATGGTACTCTTTGCGCTTTCACGGCTCCAGCTCAGTACTTCAAACCATTCGTCGTGTTCCAGTATGCGCTTAATGGCCTTAATCTGGAATTTGGCAAAAGGATACTTGGCATACATGGGGAAGAAATACTGTATCCATTCCACGGGGTGAGCCTCCAGATACATTTTCTTCTTGGTTTTCTCCGCTTCCGTCATGTTCACCTCTACGGGCGTGGCACATTCAATGTCGCGGCGATATTCTTCCCATTCCTTCAGCTTCTGTTTTTCTTCGTAGGTAGCCATATCACTTAATCTGTTCTTTCAGGAACACGTCCCACAGTTTAACATACTCTTTTGCTTTCTCCAGGTCGATGCGGCGAAGGAACTCACCGAAACGCATTCCCACGCTGATGATGTCGCTGATGCCTACATCTGTTTCCATGCTTTTGATGGCGGCTGCCAGCTTTACCATCACGTCGGCTTCTTTCGTATCCGGCTGACGTTTGGCCGGCTCACGCTCCAGAATGGCCATATTCATGTTATTAAGGTGCTGATACATTCTGCTCAGTATCGCCTCGCGTGTCACGGTCATTCCGGCCTTCAGGTTGTCCCAGTTTCCGGCCTTTGCCCATCGGCTGATAGTCTGACGCTGTGCGCCCACCTTCTGCGCTATCTCCTCGTAAGTGTAGCTTCCGAGCAGGTATATTTCGCGTGCCAGCATCTTTTTCTGTTCACTTTTCAAGTCTGCCATAGTCGATAATTAATTCATTACGGAGCAAATTTCTTGTAATAAGGTGAGAGCGTGAAAGCAGGTTTTCATCATGCCGCATTATCGTAGCACGCTGAAAAACAGCTTTCTGCAACTTATAGGGAATTGCGAATTTTGCCACAGAGAAAAAAGCGGAACAATGGATAAGATTTTCAAAAATCAGATACCCGGTGAGGGAACGGTTAGCGTATTGATGTACGGTAATGTAGGAAACGGAGAAAAGGTAGACAGCGGGCGCGTTGTGGCCGAGCTGATGGAGTTGGCTGCTGCATACGGCAAAATCGACGTACACATACATTCCAACGGTGGCGATGTCTTCAGTGGCATTGCCATCTACAATGCGCTGCGCACCGTGGATGCTGATGTAACGATATACATAGACGGGCTGGCCGCCAGCATTGCGGGCATCATCGCACTGTGCGGAAAGCCTCTTTACATGAACAAGTACGCACGCATCATGCTGCACCGCGTGTCGGGCGGTAGCTACGGAAACGCCGACGAACTGCGGAAGGCGGCCGATCTGGCCGAATCGCTCGAAAATGACCTTTCGCGCATGATTGCCAGCCGCTGCAAAATGGATGCGGAAGAAGTGAGGAAGAAGTATTTCGACGGGTCGGAACACTGGATTTCGGCCAGCGAAGCACTGGCGATGGGCCTTATTGACGGGATAGTAGACACCGGAGAGGCACTGAGCGAAAACGCTACCAACACGGAAGTATATAACTATTTTATGAACCGGCTCAACGAGCCACAAAAAACAAGAGATATGGCTTTATTGGAAGAATTGAAGAAACATTCCTCATTTGCCAACATGGCAAGTGAAGAAGAAATTTTGCGTCACATCACTACGATGGAGAATCAGGCGGCCAAGGTTCCTGCACTGGAAGCAAAAGTAAAGGAACTTACCGATAAGATGGAAGAAAGCAAGAAAACCGCACACCAAGCATTCCTGAATCAGGCGGTAGCGGAAGGAAAACTGACCAAAGAGCAGGTACCTGTATTCCTGAACCTGATGATGGCAGACGAAGCCAACACACGCAAGGCGATTGAAGAGATGCCGAAGAAAGGTACGGTAAAAGTAGAAGATTTCTTACAGACAGGAGGAGGTGCTGGCGGTGCCGGGAAGAACGACCTGGTAAACATGAGCTGGGATGAGATTGACAAGGCGGAAAGACTGGCTGAGCTGAAGAACCAGTATCCGGAACTGTACAAACAGAAGTTTAACGAAAAATTTGGCAAGTAACATGGCTATTCAAAAAGAACTTTGGCAGAACACGATCATCGAAGGTCTGTTTGCCGACAATTCATTTATGAGTAAGGCGGTTAACGATGACATGTACGTTAACCAGGGGAAAAAAGTACACATCCCGAATGCGGGTGCACCAAGTAAAGTAGAGATTGACCGTACTACAGTACCGGCTACGGCGAAAAAACGTACGGATGTGGATGTAGAATACACATTGAACGAATTGACTACTGACCCTATCTACATTCCTCATGCAGAAACGGTGGAACTTAGCTACAACAAGCGTAACAGCGTTATCAGTCAAGACCGTGCTCAGCTGATTGAAGAAGCATCTAAACAAATGTTGTATAACTGGTCTCCTGATAGTAGCCACTTTGTGCGTACATCTGGTTCAAAAACAGTTACAGCACATACAGAAACTGCAACAGGAAACCGTAAGGCGTTGGTAAAAGCTGACGTGTTGAATCTGATGGTCAAGTTTAATGCCGACAACATTCCACAGGAAGGACGTTACCTTCTTCTTGATGCATACATGTATGCACAATTACTCGACGACTTGACAGAAGGAGACCAGCGTGCGTTCTTTGCGTCTGCGGATGCACAGAATGGTGTGTTGGGAAAATTGTTTTCTTTCAACGTAATGCAGCGTTCGCAGGTACTTCGTTATGCAACAGGAGGTACTTTGACAAAGTGGAATGCTTCCGGTGCTGCAACTGATAATGCAGCCGGACTGGCATGGCACATGAACAGCTTGAGTCGTGCCTTGGGAGAAGTGAAAGTGTTTGATGACATGGATAACCCGCTGTATTACGGTGACATCTATTCCTTCCTTGTTCGTGTGGGTGGAACCATCCGTCGCAACGACAAGAAAGGTGTGTATGCACTGGTACAGGATGCAGCAGGAGAATAGGAGGAACGCGTATGGCATTACCCAAAATCTCCATTAAGTTTCTGACAGGTCAGCTTGGCACGGTAGCCGAAAGCCAGGACGGCCTGCTGGCACTGGTGTGCGGGGGAACAGCGGTATCCAAAACATTCAAGCTGAATACTCCCTACACGATTTACCGCCTTACCGGACTGGAAGACCTTGGCGTGACAAAAGAAAACAACGCCGGACTGTATAAGATGGTACAGGAATTCTACCAGGAAGCGGAAGAAGGTACGAAAGTGGTAGTGTATGCGGTGGCCAAGACTACGAAAATGACCGATCTGTGCGACAAGGACAGCGGACCGTTACGCGGTCTGCTGCAAAGCCAGAAAGGTGAGCTTCGTGCGCTGGTCATTGCTCGCGACCCGGATGCGGAAGAAGTGGAAGCTACGGAAGGACTCGACCCTGACGTGTTTACTGCATTGCCTAAGGCGCAGGCGCTGGCAGAATGGGCTACTACGGAACTCTATGCGCCTATTTTTATCGCACTGGAAGGAAGAAGCTACAAGGATGCGGAATCGCTGAAAGACTTGTCCGACGGGGAAGACAACCGCGTGTGCATCGTGATTGGCGATACAGAGTCGGCCAGTGAAGGTGCGGCTATGGGAATCTTTGCAGGGCGTGTGGCATCCAGCCCCGTGCAGCGTAACATAGGACGTGTGAGAGACGGTGCGCTGTATCCCACCGTGATGTATATCGGTGAGAACACCGTGGAAGACAGCATGGACGATGTGGCTACCATCTACGACAAAGGTTACATTACTCCGCGTATTCATGTGGGCCGTTCCGGCTACTTCTACACGGACGACCGTCTGTGCGTAGATCCTACCGACGACTACGCACATATCGCTCACCGCCGTGTGATTGACAAGGCGTACCGCATTGCCTACGACACGCTGCTGGATTATCTGCTCGATGAAGTCTACGTGAACCAGGACGGAACCATGCAGGCCGGAATCCTGAAAAGCTGGCAGGCAGCTGTAGAAGGTGCCATCAACTCCAGCATGACGGCTAACGGTGAACTGAGTGCGGACACTTCTGCCGGTGAAAGCGGTGCTACCTGCTACATTGACCCGACGCAGAACGTACTGGCTACATCTACCATCAAGATGACGCTCAAAGTGCGTCCGTATGGATATGCAAGACAGATTGAGGTAGAACTTGGATTTGATGTACAGACTAACTCATAACGACTATGGATATATTTAACAGTAAAGAATACGAATGGAGCGACGTAACTGTGACTGTAGCAGGGCGTCCTGTGACAAAGATTCGTGCTATTTCCTACACCAAAAAGCAGGAAAAGGAAGCGCTCTATGCTAAAGGGAACCAACCTCACAGCATTCAGAGAGGTAACAAGTCGTATGAAATAAGCATCACTCTCTTGCAGAGTGAACTTGAAGCACTTGAAGACGCTTCGGGTGGTGATGTGCTTGACGCATCATTCAATATCCTTGTAGCATACGGGAATCCGTTGAACGGAGACGTGATTAAAACGGATTTGATTGAAGGTTGCGAAATTACTGAAGTTCCCAAAGGTATGAACCAGGGAGATAAGTTTGCAGAACATGAGCTTCCGGGAATCGCACTTAATGTGAAAAACAACTATATCTAATAACCCCTTTTAAACAGTATTTAAATATGTTTCAATATACAGAAGAACAGCTCAAAGAGTGGAAAGAAAAGCACGGTGAAAACAACGTGTTTGAGATTACGGTAGAAGATAAGAAGTGTGTGCTGCGCAAGCCAAACCGGAAAGACCTGTCGTATGCGCTGGCTGCCAGTTCAGGCGGTAAGGATGCCGTAAAAATGAATGAGGCCCTTCTGAATAACTGCTGGATTGACGGTGACAAGGAGATGAGGGACGATGATGCCTACTTCTTCGCTGTGGCCGAAAAGATTCAGGGAATGATGGAGGCGAAGGAGGCCGAATTAAAAAAGTTGTAGACCGTGCAGACGGTAGTGTAAAAGCCAACTGGATTGGCTATCACAACACGCTGTTGAGGTATTACCTGCATCTGGACCCTGATACGCTGAGCGATGAGCAGTGGGCTGAAACGATTGCCCAGCTGGCCGACATCCGGAAACAAGAAGCTAAAGCCAACAAGTTATGAACATTCTACAATTCCTTATAGACATACGAAGCCGTGACAACGGGGTAATAGGACAAGTTACCCGTATGCAGGAACGTCTGGACGCTGCCGACCGTTCGGCCAACCGCTTATCTACGACGATAGGCGGACGGCTGCGGACGGCTATTATGTCTTTGCCGGGTGCGGAATTCTTTACGAATCCCATTGTAGCACTCACGGCAGGAGTCGGTGTAGTTTCAAAACTGGGTATGGATGCCGACAAGACGGCGGTAAGCTTTAATGTACTTACGGGAAGCATGGAGAAAGGTACCACGCTGCTTGGACAGATTAACAAGTATGCCGATGAAACCATTTACGACCGTCTTGGCACACAGGAAGCTGCAAAGACCATGCTGGGCTTTGGCGTGTCACTGGAAAACGTGATGGGTGACCTGAAGATGCTGGGTGATGTGGCCATGGGCGACAAGAACCGTATGTCGCAGCTGGCACTGGTGTTTGGTCAGGTAGCCGCTGCGGGTAAGCTGCAAGGTCAGGACTTGCTTCAGCTGATTAATGCAGGTTATAACCCACTGCTGGATATGTCGGCGCTTACAGGTAAGTCTGTCGGTGAGCTCCGTGATGAGATGTCAAAAGGTAATATCTCATTTGAAATGTTGCGTCAGGCATTCCAGCGTGCCACCGGAGAAGGCGGTAAGTTTTACAACATGACCAACGAAATAGCCAAGACTCCTTTCGGAAGATGGCAGCAGCTGGTAGGAGAATTTAACCAGAAGTTGCTGGAGATGTATCAGATTATCCAGCCTGCTCTTATCCCTGCAATGAACGGACTGAGTAAGATATTAAGTCTTACTACTCCTCTTATCAAGGGGCTTTCGGGTATTGTGGTATGGATGGGTAACAATATGGAGTGGTTGCTTCATATTGTGTTACCTCTTACTGCTGCATGGGGAGCTTATAATACCTATATGTTTATCAGCACCAACATTTTGAAAGGTTGGACCTTGGCACAATGGGCGCAGGTGACTGCCATGATTGCGGCTGAAAAGATTCAGAAGTTGCTAAATCTGGCTATGTGGAAAAGCCCGTTATTTTGGATAGTAGGTGCGGTGGCTGCACTTACCAGTGCCGTGGTGTATTGCTGGAACAAGTTCGCCGGATTCCGCGCTTTCATTTTTACGGCATGGGATACCATTTTAGGTTTTGGCGAAGCTATCGGCACTTTCCTGGTAGACCGTTTCTGGGATATAGTGGAAGGTATCGGCGCTGTAGGTAAGGCTCTTGTGAAGCTGGTGAAAGGTGATTTTGAAGGTGCCTGGAAAACGGCAAACGAAGCTACCCGAAAGCTGGTAGGAGGAGAAAGCATGAACAAGCTGATACAGTCGGGTGCAAAGACGGTAAAGAATACTACGGTATGGTATAATGAATACAGCCGTCGTGAACAGAGCCGTCAGAAAGCCAAGGAGGCTGCTATATCCGACCCGGAAGCCATGGCGGGCACTTCACCTTCAGGAGCAGGCGCAAACGGAACACCCGGAACGGTACCTGCATCCGATGGAGGAAAGGCCAACGAAATTACCGCCGGAGGAACCAGGAACACACAGATAACCGTAAACATTACCAAGTTCTTCGATTACCTGAACGTGACGATGATGGATAAGACCGATACCACTGAATTACAGCGTGTGATGCTGGAGGCTATGAATAGAAGTCTGGAAACCGCAATGTCGAGCGCAAGATGAGTGTAAGTAAATTCATATTAGGAAATATTGCCGCACGTACCATCGGGCTGAAAGTTCCTCCGTACTGGCTCTTCAATCAACCGGTAGTAACGCGTCAGGATCCGTCGGAATACGACGAACTGATGATGCTGGAAGAAGCGGAGCTGGAGGATATGATACGTACCAACGCGCTGGGCGTTCCGATGCGCTTCCCGCTGGAAATATCGCTGGTGGACCAGGAAGACTGGTGGCTGGTTCCTATCGAGCCGCTGATTACACTGACCGGACGAAACATTATCGTCCGTCGTCAGGTGTCTAAGGGCAAGATAAGGGGTTCCATCAAGGAACGTTGGACGCAGGACGATTACCAGGTGAAGATAGAAGGTGCGCTGATGGACCTGAAGCGTGACGACTATCCGCGTGACGATGTGCAGAAGCTTCGTAACTTCTGCGAGGCTGCCAAACTGAAGGTGCGCTGCCCGCTGTTCGAAATATTCAGCATCAACCAGATTGTAGTAGAAAGCTATGATTTTCCGTTCACGAAGGGCATACAGAACCAGCAGTACACCATCAACGCATACAGCGACGACACATATAAGCTTTTACTGAAGAAGAATAACAGCAGGTGACATGTACACGATGGGATATGACATACAGGTAGGTGATTTCCGTCTGGGAATGCTGGATAAGGTGGAAATTCATCGAAGTGTGGAGCTGCTGGCAGACACGGCGGTAATCACCCTTCCTGCATCGGAATATAACAAGGCGCTGGAGGTGGAAAGCATGATCAAGCGCGGCGACCGTGTGTCGGTGAAGATTGGCTACACGGAAACCGGACTGCGTGAGGAGTTTTCCGGCTACCTTCAGCGAATAGGGACCGATAACGGAAGCATTACGCTGGAGTGTGAAGACGACCTATTCAAGTTCCGTGTGCCTGTTCCGGATGAAGTGCTGAAGAATGTGTCGCTCGATACACTGTTGAAAAAGGTGGTAGATGGCGTAGGCGGTGGCTACGAAATTGACTGCGACTACACCTGGAGCTATGAGAAGTTTGTGATACACACCGCTACGGGATACGATGTGCTGAAGAAGGTGCAGGAAGAGTGCGGTGCAGACATCTATCTGCAAGGCAACGTGCTGCACATTCATCCGCCCGCCACGAAAATGGGTGAAGAGGTGTACTACGACTTTTCGCTGAACGTGGAGTCGTGCGACCTGACATACCGACGTGCGGAAGACCGGAAGGTGCGTGTAGTGGTGAAAGCACTTCTGCCAGACGGAAAGGTGAAGGAATACGAAGTGGGTGCTACCGGAGGCGACCGCGTGGAGATACGTTCTGCCAGCAGTGACGATGCGTCGATGAAGCAGCGAGGAGAAACGGAGGTGAAACGTCTTTCCTTCGATGGGTATGACGGAACGATTACCACCTGGATGATTCCCTACTGTGAGCCGGGATACGTGGCCGAGCTTCGCGACCCTGACTATGACTACAAGGACGGACGATACTACGTGCGTGCGGTCACTACGGAATTCAGCCGGGACGGTGGAAAGAGAACAATAGAACTGGGTATTAGATTAAGCTGACGGATATGGACCAATACAGAAGACTGCGTGACAACCTGATGCAGATGATGGGTTCCGGAAAGGAGATTACCATCTGGCAGGGTATCGTAAAGAGTGTGGAAGGAACTACCTGCACGGTAACTTTCGGCACGCTCGATGTGGAAGGTGTAAGGCTGCGTGCTTCGCTCGCGGAGAATGAAAGCCATCTGCTCATAGTTCCCAAGGTGGGCACGTCGGTAGTGGTAGGAAGTCTTTCGAATGACCTTTCCCTGCTGGTGGTGCTGGCCGTGGATGAAGCGGAAAGCATTACCATAAACGGAGGGAAGCTGGGAGGACTGATTAACATTGAATCGCTTACCCAGAAGATTAACGAACTGGTACGTACGTTCAACAACCACACTCACCAGGTGAGCACTACCGGTTCTGCCACTGCTCAGACGGGAACTGCTGCTGCGGTAACCTCAAAGGCAAGCGAACTGAATAAAAGTGATTACGAAGATACCAAAGTGACACACTGATGAAAGGGATATTAATAGAAGAAAATTACGACCTGATGATACGTCCACAACGTGGCACAGACGGGAAAATCCGTTCGGGCCTGACTATCGGGAATGTGCTGTATCAGAACCAGGCTCTCATTATCGGACTGTACAAAGGCGAGATTAAAGAGAATCCGGCTGTAGGCGTAGGAATATCTGACATGCTGCTGGATCATGACCCGCTGGCATGGCGTACGGAGATAAGGGAGCAGCTGGAGATAGACGGACAGAAGGTGAACAAAGTGACGGTGACGAACTCCAGTATCAGCGTGGATGCGACTTATTAATGTGACGAAAAATGGAAACTGAAAGTATGGAAATCATTACAGGAATCAAGAACATGCTGGCTACGCTATTCAGCATCACGCTGGCTTACTTCGCACCGGTGAAGGACATGGTGTTTGTCATATTCTTCATCTTCGCGATTAACTGTCTGGCCGGACTCATTGCCGGCATTGTGGCCAAACACGAGCGTTTCAACAACCGGAAGTTCTTTCACTGCCTATTAGAAACATTCGTGTTCTACGTAATCGTGCTGAGCATCTACATTATCGGAGAGAAGATGAAGAACCTGGACGGGGCTTTGCAGTGCATTACAGGCATCGTGTATGCCGTGTGCTACTTCTACGGGGTGAACACCCTGCGAAACATGCGAAAGCTGTTCCCTCACTCCAGACCGCTGAACTTCATGTATTATGTGCTTAGCTTCGAAGTGGTACGGAAGATACCTTATTTACAACAATTTTTAGATAACGAAAAGAAAGAGGAGGAAACAAAATGACACAGTTATCAAGAGGTTTACGCAACAATAATCCGGGAAACATCCGGCTGAGTAAAGACAAATGGCAGGGACTTCGCCAGGAACAGACGGACGGAACATTTTTCCAGTTTATCGCTCCCATGTGGGGGTATCGCGCACTGATCCGCACGCTTCAGAATTACCACCGTCTGCACGGATGCCGCACCATCGCGGACTACATTAACCGCTGGGCGCCCGCTACGGAGAATCACACATCGGGCTACATCTCAGCCGTGTGCAGGGAAATGCAGGTGCCTACCACATTCGAACCCGATGTGAACGACCAGGCGACGATGTGCGCTTTCGCGTCGGCTATCAGCCTGGTGGAAAACGGCATTCCGGCTGTGCAGCAGGATGTACTGGATGGATGGAAAGCTTTGTAGAACTTTAAAAAGAATCAATATGGAAACAATCTTCGGAATCATATCGGCGTTGATTTTCGCCGTTTATACCGCAGTGGTAATCTACAAGACAGGCGGTATTCCTTATTCAATCTCAGAAACCTATTACCGGCTGGAGCACCCGAAATGGTTTTCCGTCTGCCTGGGACTTAACGGATTTACATTCTTCGTGTCCGCAGTAGGACGCACGCCTGAAAACATTCAGTTCCTCGTGTTCCTGGCATTACTTGGAATGATAATCATTACACTTTCACCCCGATTCAAGGAACGAACGGAAGGAATTATTCATTATTGCGGTACCGCACTTCTTCTGCTCAGTACGCAGGCGTGGGTGGCATGTACAAATCCCTGGCTCCTGATTACCTGGCTTCTTCCGATAGTCTATATCGTGCGGCACGTAATGGCCGATAACATGCAGTCGGATTTGTGGACTAAGATAGTATATGCAAGGCCCGCGTTCTGGCTGGAGATAACCGGATTCATTATCATTTTTATCAATCTTATACTGTTATGATGGAAAGATTACTCGATAAGGCCTACAAGTGGATGGAAAGCTTTCTGCTGCTTGTAGCCCTGGCACTGATGCTGACGGCCTGCAAGTCGCAGCCTCCCATGAAGCTGGATGCCACCACCGACAAGCAGACGGATACGAAGACCGACACGCAGGTATCGGACAGCAGCTATCAGCATACGCAGGAGATGATTAAGGAACTTTCCTCCAGTTGGTGGCAGAAGCTGGAGGAAATCACGTCCATCTGGGAGCACACGGAGTATTCACCACCGGATTCTACCGGAAGGCAATATCCTACCAGCGTAACAACGGGGTCTGTGAACAGCAGCTCGCAGGAAGAGAAACGGGATACCTCGCAGACCGATACGAAGATAGAAACCATGTATGCGGAAATCACGAACATACAGAGCCGGATGCAGCAGATAGAGCAGGAAGTATCGACTGTGAAAGCGGAACGCAAGGAAACACTATCGTGGTGGCAGTCGCCCCTGATGTATCTTGGAGGAATAGGTTTCCTGATAATTATTGTAAGACTTATATGGAGGAAGCTGCCATGAACGTGACGGTATTACCAAACCAGACGCTGGCCGACATCGCAATACAGGAATATGGAGACCTCGCAGGGGTCTTCATCCTGGCACGCGATAACGACATAAGCCCTACGGAAAAACTTACGCCCGGCATGACGGTCAGTGTGCCGGACGTAGTTATAAACCGGGAAATGCAGGAATACTGCAAGGCTAACAATGTGTCGCCCGCCACCTCCGAAACATCCGACAGCGAGGTGCGGCTGAAGATATTCACGGAACAATTCACCAAAGAATTTGTGTAGTTATGGCAAGATCTATAGCAGAAATAAAAAAGACGATGACCGACCGCTTCATGGAGGACAACACCTTGCGCGAAGCGTATGGCATAACGGGAGAAGATGCCACATGGGAAAACACCTTCAGCACCGTATCCGTCGAGAATATTCTTATCTACATCGTGGCTGCCTGCGCCTATGCCCTGGAAGTCATGTTTGATGCGCACAAGCAGGACGTAGACGAACGCATTGCACAGAGCATCGTTCCTACCGTCCGCTGGTATCACGCACAGGCACTCGCATTCCAGTACGGCGACGCATTGGAGTATGACGAACAGACGCACGCTTTCCGCTATCCGGTGGCAGATACGGACAAGCAGGTGGTAAAATACTGTGCCGTACAGGATGCAGGCAACACGATACAGATACTTGTATCCGGTCAGGAAAACAACCTTCCCACACCGCTTTCGGAAGACGTTCTAACGGCGTTTAAAAGCTATATGAACAGCGTGAAAATAGCTGGTGTATTCTTAAGCATACGCAGCCTTCCGGCCGACAAAATAAAGATTTCCGTAAAGGTGTACTACGACCCTCAGATTCTAACCTCAGACGGCACACGCATAGACGGTGGAGGAAAACCCGTAGAGGATGCCATTAACGCCTATCTGGCCGGAATCGTGTACGGAGGAACATTCAACAAGACCAAGTGCGTAGACGCAATACAGAATGTGCAGGGAGTGACCGATGTGGAACTGGGAACCGTCCAGACCAAGACAAGCACCGGAGAATCGTATGCAGTGGTCACAGGAAACAACTATACGGCAGAGTCCGGCTGCTTCATTGCAGAAGATCTATCTAATACAGTAAGCTATGTGGTACAAAATTGACATTTTCAAGTTTGCGTTTCTTCTTCTTCCTCCTCCTCTCAGGAAGAAGAAGATGTTTGCGTTTCTGAAGGTGCTCACGCTTCCCATATCGTACCTTCACGATGAACTGATGAAGTATCGTGACCTGTGCGACAGCCGGCTGAGCGTGAACGGCCAGGTAATCTACATCGAGAAGGCACTGAATGATTACTTCCTGTTGCAGAATAAGGATATTTATATCACTGATATAACAGGATTATACCGTTCTGTTTATCTGCGTAATGAGTCTCCTAGCTGTTACTTCTATTATAAAGGTTCTCAGAAGCATACTTATCTGCAAAATGGCACAGAGAACGGGCAGCTTAAATTCATAGTAAACGTGCCTTCTTACCTGAAAGACAGAATAGAAGAGATAAAAAATATAGTAGAATATAACAAGCCCGCAGGACGGGTTTATACAATAAACATTTACGATTATGAATGATTACTTAGTGACTTACGACGGCGGACAAGATGTATGGGCAGACGACTTGTCGTTTATGCAGAACAGTCTTAAGAGCATGATTGATACAGCGGTCCGCACATACGGAGACAACTGCATATTGTGGGGATGCCTTGACGGTGGAAAGGAGAATGTAGTGGAAGGTGGCGTGGTTATATCAGGTAAGCTGTACCAGGTTCCTGCACTGGGAGCCATCGGGAGCAACAAACTTTGTTTCCGTGAAGTGCTTTCGGATGAAAGAACGTTCGAGAATCAGCAGGTTCACAAGGTGAAGAAACAGTATGAAGCATATCTGAGTACGGATACCAGCGGCGCAGTGGCTTGGATTGACCTGAAGACTGCATCAAAAGCAGATTCGCGTATTGAAGCGTTAGAAAAAACAGTTCAATCAAACAAGTCTGATGCCGATGGAAAGTATTCTTCATTGCAATCAAGTCTTTCTGAGTCTAATTCAAAAATACCTGTTGTGATTAAATCTACCAGAGTTAAAGACGTAACAGAAGATGATATTAAATTTATAGATGTATATACTGATGCAAATATCAACGAAGAAGACTTAATCAATATTGTTATTTTAGTTCATTTAAATTCATCACAAGAATTGTTAAATATTACATTTCCTGCAAAAATATCTTCAGATCCTGGAGAACTAGATATATATCCTGTATCGATAAATGATAAGGGTGTAGGAATAAAATATGATTCTTCAAATAAAAAAATTAGAATTATGGGTTCTGAATATGTTTTATTTGATCACATAACTGATGCACAGATAGTAGTAATAAAAGGATAATATCATGACAGCAACAGAACTTAAAAAACGCGCAATCGCGCTCGCAGAAAAGACAAAGATAGACTCAGTAACGCCGGAAGAAGTCGGCCAGCTGAGCAACGACATAGTAGAATACATCGAGAATGTGGAGATTAACGGAAGCTCACTGGGAATCCGCAAAACCTACACATCCGTGTCAGCCATGGAAGCAGACTCCACCGCACCGAAGGATGACAAAGGCGTCCTTCTCCGTCGCGGCATGCTGGTGAACATCTACAACCAGTCAGACCCAGACTCCGCAGATAACGGCAAGGTCTTCAGCTTCCAGAACCCCGGATGGGCTTTCCGCGGAACAGTAGATGCCGGGTATGCAACCAAGGAAGAACTTACCGAGCTAGATAATAAAAGTAGTTATCAATCTGTTTCTATGGTTATGAATACCGGCGGAAGTGGAGCGGCTTATATCGGTGAAACATTAAAAAAAGATTGGGGTGATGATGTTCTTTTGACAATAAATCAATGGAATATAAGTAACAAGGATATTAGATTTTCTTATCATGTTGATGGAAATGAAGAACAGAAAATAAAGATTCTCTCTATAGATGGCCCAGGTAATTACATTGTAAATTTTGAAGGCAAACCTACTGATATAAGACCATACGTATTAGCCTCGGAAATTGAGATGGAAGGTGAAGTCAATATAACATTGTATGATAGATTAGGTACAATGCAGTATATTAATTCATTGGATATTGTTAATAATACTAATGAAATTAATACACTAAAAGAGGATGTGTCTTTGACTAATACTATTATTAATGGGGGGGGGATTATCGTTTCAAGTATTACGGGAAAGGATTTAATAAATGATTCGGCATACTGGGGATTGAATTTTGATATAGGTTATAAATTGTCTGATACTCCACAAAGTATTAAAAATTATTCTGGTTATGTCGCTGAAGTCAAATCTGGTCAGATAATTAAGTTAAAATCAATAAATAATACTAACATAATTCCATGGGCGATAACTGATAACGAAAGACTGATAGTTGCAAAAAATGATTCATTTGGAACAGGTTCTTTGGAAAGTTATACCATCAATGTTGAGAAAGATGGATATATTTATACAAACCAAAACACAGCTACTAAGGAAACATTTTCGCTCGTCATTAAGCAATCTTCGCAAAAAGGATTGATAGAAGAAGTTGCAGGGTTAAAAGCCGGAAACATCTTATTAACCAATAGAGTAAGCAAAAATGAACAAGATATTGCGGACTTGAAAAAATCACAGGGTGGTAGTTCTACTGTTAGAATAGGTTTTATGAACCTGCAAAATGAGGAAATAACCGATGGGAAAAGAGTTGAATTGGAGTATAATAATATTCGAAAAAACTATTCAATATGCGGATATATTAATTTCACAAAATTTGAAAAAGTTAGATTTGGTAAAGATACGAGTGAACAAGGATTTATTATTGAAGTAGATAATACCAATGTGAAATTAACCAGAAGTCGTAACGGTACTGATGATACTCTATACCCTCACGGATTGACTATTAGCACATTTCTTGGATTTGATATAAGAAATGTTGGTGGGTATTCTCAACTTTTCTTGTATTCCGATTCAGGTAGATATAAGTTGGAAAAAGAGATAATGAATCCTGGTTATGATTCGGCTTTTTTTGAATCTGTTGGTACCACAGGAACATTATTATCGTTTTCGCAAGTAAATATTGATTATAATAAAGATATATGGCTTATACAAGACAGCTATGGCGGTTGGGTAAACTGGGGATGGGCCTATAATCTTTATAAGATTGGTTATGATACATTCCTTCTTGATTCTCATGGTGGTGCAGGAAGTTTGTCTCAGCTTACAGTTTTAAAAACACATCTCAAATATGCTACTCCAAAATACTTAGTGTGGGCGATGGGTATGAATGATAAGGATACTGGAGATATTTATAATGCAAATTGGAAATTGGCATTAGATGAGGTAATACAGATATGTAATGAAAAAGGAATAGAACTGATACTATGTACAATACCTAATGCTGTCAAAGAGGGATATATTAATACATATAAAAATAGATATGTAAGAACATTATCAGAAGAACAAAGCTACAAATTAATTGATTTTGCGGATGCTGTTCAATTAAGTTTTGAAAGTTCAGAGTGGAAACCGGGGTTATTATCTGATGACGAACTCCATCCAAATGAGAAGGGAGGACAAGTATTATCAATAAGAGCGGCAACTGATTTTCCCCAGTTGTTGAACGGAAAAACTATATCTTCTGTAGAATAACTCGGTAACTTTTTGTATAACAATTTAAACGTAAAAAATCATGAAAGTTTTAGACAACTTAATCAACAAAGTGGGGAACGATAAAGTTCTTCACTTCCTTGGCGGTGGATTTATCTGCTCATTCATTTCGTTCGTTGTGATTTTGCCGGAAAGCGGTTTGACGGCACTGGAAAAAGTCTCATCCGTATTAATCGGAACAGTATTTGTTTTGATTCTGTCAGTTTTGAAGGAACTTATTGCAGACGATAAGGCCGACTGGTACGATATACTTGCATCTTTCCTTGGATGCGTTCCTATCTTTGTTGCTGTCGCAATAGGAACCTGGTTTAATCAATAGAATTCTAATTGAGGTGGGTAAACCCACCTCTAAAATAAATTAATATTATGTGCAAAACACAACTATTCAACACGGTATTGCAGCTTGTAGCAAAAGAAACGGAAATACCGGAATCGCTCATCGTATCACATTCCAGATCCGCAGCAGTGGTAGATGCAAGAAGTATTCTGGTAAACATCCTCACAGAAAGCGGAATCTATCCGGTTCAAATAGCAGAATACATACATCACACACCGTCGAGTGTACGTAATCTGATTACAGGATACGACGTGCGAAAGAAGAATAATCGATTAATAGCAATTATATCGCAAAAGATTCACAAGTTGCTCGAAAGTAACTCTTAGTGATTCAAGAATGTACCTCATATCTTTGCTGCGTGTTTTTCACAATAGTATTAATTTAATATCAAAACAATTATGGGAATGGAATTACAAGACGCTGCTGCATTGCAGGAACTTTCTCACCGCAACGGGGAAAGATGGGGTACTAACACTGCTCTCTGGGTTATTGCCGCCGTAGTAGTAATCGCGTTTGTGGCCAACATCTGGTCACGTAACTGTTCTGAAAAGGTTGCATTTGCCACTGGCCTTGCTAACTTGGACGGACGTATCAACTGCATCACTCCGCAGGTTAGCAAGCTTAACGAACAGATGTACGGAGCTGCTCAGACATTTGCCGGACTGGTTGTTGGTCTGGATGAAACCCGCAGAGACTACGGTAATCAGTTGGGCCAGTTGAACAACACTGTTTTCTACAATCCGATTAACTCAGGTTATGGAAGTTGTGGAAATTTCCGTTCAGGTGGATGCTGCGGAACTCCGAGCCGCGTGTTCGCTCAGAGCACACAATACCAGCAGACCGGTACTCCACAGGTGACGGTGACCGAAACTTGTGCGAACGACCGCTGCTGATGCTTTCATAAGTTGTTTCGAGGGGTAGCTTTGTCTACCCCTTCTTACTTAAAACGAATATGGGACTATTTCAAAAGAAAAAACAACCGGAAATGAACTTCAATACACGATCAGAAGCATTCAACTCAATGCTTGCTTATCTGATTGAAGAAAAGTGCCTGGAACCGATGGAAGCAGCCCGACAGGCGGATGAGTTTGCCGACATATTCGCAAAAAACATGGGGATTCCTACTGTAATAGAGCCGGAAAAGACAGGTGTAGACAAGTATATCTCCATCGCAGAAAAGATAGGAAACTATGCAGAGACACATCCAAAAGCTGTTGAAATCGTTCTTGGACTTGGAACATTCCTGGCTGGAGTATTTACCGGGAAGAAAGTAGAAGAACATACTCAGGAACCTGCACCGCAGGAGAAGAAAGAACCAATTAATTTTGACGAAGTAGAATGATTATGGCACAAGGAAAAGTTTTTATCGTGCTTGATTTTGACTCAGAAGAGCAGAAAGCACAAGTTCAGGACATCCTGAAGGAAATTTCGAACGAAAGAATTCTTACGGGCAGACAGATTGTTTCTGTGGCTCCTATTGTCCGGAAAAACAAGAGTGAAATAGCCCAGCTTTTCACCATGATTAAGGAGGGAGGAATTAAATCCCTTATGTCTGTGAAAGGTGGAATGTTAATTAGTAAGATGTCAAAGAAATGATACAGAAAGTAAATGAAGCGTGTCCAGGTGACTGCGCTAATTGCGAGATAGCACAGAGTCTTCCTAATTTTGACTACACATTCTGCATGACATATCAGATGTTCCGCAGAATGCAGCGTATGCAGGAAGAGATGGAAGATATTAAGAAAAACTTATCAGAAGGGAAATCTCAGTTTGCTGTATCAAACGAGAAACCCGAAGTAGAAGAAACAAAAGAAGAAGAATAATATGAAAGAATACAGTTATGACAGTATGCTCGAAGAAGCTAAATCAGCAGGTGTGTTAAACGAGCAAAAGATGTATACTTCTGCGTGCATGGCGGCAAAATACATGAGAATGGCGCAGAACGGAGAGCTATCGAAAGAAGGATACTGGAAATTCATGCGTGAACAGCATGAACTTTTCTACGGTCCGCATTACAACGAAGATTTTGCAATGTACGATGTAGCTGGTATCACTTACCTCAGCAAGTCAGGCGACCGTCGTACAGGCGCACACTGGACAAAGGACGACATCGAATCCGCAACAAAAGGTATGTCGTTCCCTTCAGGAACAACAATCTGGGACAAGTATGTAGCGTTCAATGCGTTCTATTCTGACTTGTGTCAGATTCTTGAAGACGATATAATCCTGAAAGCTGCACACAAGTTCTTCTTCCAGGATGAAGATGCCGCACAAGGTAAGATCTGGAAGTACATGCAGGCTGTGAAGAAGATTTAAGTTTTTCAACAGGTTTTCAATAGGTTTTAAAGTGGGCTACATTAAGTTGTAGTCCACTTTTTTTGTTTAGTCATTAAAATAGCAAAGATACTTCTCAAAACTGCTGTATGATTTATGCCCGCTTGCTCTCATTATCTCCATGGAATTATAACCTCTCATTACGTTATTGGTAATAAAAGTCCTTCTTCCTGTATGCGAACAGATAAGCTTCCACTTAGGATAAAAATCTACTTTAATGTGTCCGTTTATTTTTGTTTCTCTTTTTACCTTTACTGAGAACTCTTTACCGATGTATTGCAAAAGCATTTTCAAATATTTATCGTAGCATGAAATGTCAGTTGTCAATGGTGCCTGATAATCATACTTTTCGAGGATGGAATAAGTTGTATTACGGTCTAATGACATTCTTTCGATGTCAACACGTACCGATGTTCCTGTTTTTTGCTGTAGAATAGTGAATATATTCCGGTCAAAACAGCTTTTATCAATTCTTACCATATCTGAAAACCTCTGTCCAAGATTACAGGAAAGAACAAACATATCTTTTACACGTTCAATCTTTCTGATATGCTGTTTTCTTTTTGGAATTGAATAGACATCGAAATGATATATATGACTTACTTCATCCATCGTCAAAGCTACTTGTTCATGGCAATAAGGAGGAATTTTCAGCACGTCATAACTATCAGACACATTCGCTCGATGTTTTGCAGCCCATCCAACAGCAGTTTTTAGCTGCGAGCATACTGTTTTAATGGTTGCAAGAGAAAGTCCCTTAGAAAGCAAATAAGGGATAAAATTAGACCAGAATACATCTGTAATGTGATAAGGAAACAATTCACATTTAAACTCCATTTGAATACCTTTTAAATGATGTTTCAAACAGGAATAATGTTTTCCATAAGAAGGAGACAAGTTGTTTCTTACCTGAATTAAAGCTTCTATAGCTTCAATCAGATTTGCTCGTGACAAGTCGATGATAAGGTTCTGAAAGGGATTTTTCAGAAAGTCTCTAAATGTAGATTCATTATAATCCAGATTTAGAGATTTGTCAGGATTTGAATCTCTCATAGCTGTAGATTTTAGAGCTTTTAGAGGACATAAAAGCTACAGTGAAACATGTGTGAATCTTATTTTGCTGACATAAAGATAGTAAAAATAGTTGGTTTTACAAAGTATTTCCGACTTTTATTTTGCTGATAAACAGAGATAATTTATATTTGTGAATGGGATTTCGAAAGGAATCTTATTTTGCTGAAAGGAGCGTAACAAGGAGTTGTTATTGCTCCTTTTTTTATGCGAAAAAAGGAAGAAAACATTTTGCTGATTTCTTCCTTTTTCCTTTACTAAATTCACATTTTGATTTTTCTGAAAAAGTGTCAAGATTCACATTTTGATTTTCGATTGTTCACGTTTTGATTTGCCGATTGTAGAATATAATAGATGTAATAGTGCTTGAAATTACGATAAGTCCCGAAATGGAAAAGGAGAAGAATAGTCATTATTTCACTATCCGATAGCGAAGCTTTTCGATTACGATGTTGCTTTCC